AAGCCGATACTGATGCGGGGATGAATAATTTTTTTCCAGCAATATATGTTACAGATGGACTTACTGCGGGGTCTGAAACGTGGCAAGGATCCGGTAACGAGTCGGTTTATATTTGGGGGGTACAAACTGAATTTTCTGCCATAGTAAAACCTAGTTCATTTATTAAAACCAACGCAGTCCCTTTAACAAGAGCTAATGAAACAATAGAAACAGCTTCATTAGGGAACCTAGTTAATTCAACTGCGGGTGTTTTTTATGTAGATGTTAGCTTTAGCCAAGACTCGGATTCTGATGCCTCTATTTCGTTAAGTGATGGTACGGCTAGTAATCGGGTATTTATGGCAAGGGATGCTGGTACAGGCGATATTCATACAACATTTACAAGCGGAGGTGTTGCACAAAGTACAGAAACTATAAGCACTTCTGCAAAGAGAACGAAAATCGCTATTAGTTTCCAGAAAAATTTATGCTACCATTATTTAAATGGCGTTGAATATAGGGAGGATTTAGTTGTTACGCCTGTAAACCCATTTGTATTAAATGAGGTCGGATTACATCAGGGTTCGGCACTTAATAGAATGGACGGCTACGTTCACGAGATTAGAGTTTATAATCCTACTCATTATAGCTCTAGCGAATTACAAAGTTTTTTAAAAGAATTAACAAGCGATTGAGAAAAATAAAAAAAATTATAATACACTGCTCTGCTACTCCGGAAGGAAAGGATTTTTCAGTTCAAACAATAAGAGAATGGCATTTAGCCAGGGGCTGGTCTGATATTGGTTACCATTTTGTAATTGGTTTAGATGGAGAGTTACACGAAGGCCGCCCAATAGAGCGGACAGGGGCGCATTGTAAGGGACATAATTACGATTCGATTGGTGTTTGTTATATTGGAGGCGTAGAGTCTAAAAAAAATAGCGATGGCGAATGGGTTTCAAAAGACACAAGAACCCTAGCGCAAAAAGATGCTTTGGAGGATTTTTTATTATATATGAAAGACCTATACCCACAAGCGGTGGTGTATGGTCACCAAGATTTTTCAACTAAAGATTGCCCGAGTTTTAATGCGAGGTGCGAATATGAATGGATTAGCAGTTTAGTTTGAGTAAAAAAAAGAAATTTAGCGAAACAAAAGTTGGTGAATTTTTAAAACAAAAGGGATCCAAAGTACTTTCTTTTATGGGAGATTTACTACCAGATCAGGGGGCTTTAGGAATTGTTAAAAATTTAATTTCACACGATGACACATTATCTCCAGAAGACAAAGAACAGGCGTTAAAGTTATTAGAGATGGACGTTGTAGAAATGCAAGAGGTTTCAAAACGTTGGAGCAGTGATATGAAAAGCGATAGCTGGTTAAGTAAAAATACCCGCCCAATGTCTTTAATCTTTTTAACTATATCAATGGTTATTTTAATATTATTAGATTCTTTTAATATTGATTTTGCTGTTGAGGGGAGCTGGATTGAATTATTAAAAAATTTATTGGTTACAGTGTATGTGGCTTATTTTGGTAGCAGAGGAGTTGAAAAATTTAAAAGCATAGGTAAATAACAAAATACTTGTGTACGTGAAAAAAAATGTGTAAATTCGTTTTCGACTTTGTTACTTTGAAACTACAAAAACAAAGTTACAAATGAGAGAAGCGCAAATATTATTCAGATCTCAAGTTGACAAAATAGTTGGCTACAAAACCATCCCTCCTTCAGAAAAAATAGACCGATTACTTTTTTTAAATGCAGACCAATATTGTAATTTAGGCCGTACCTCCGCTATATATGAGAGAGAGGATGCCAGAAGTAATTCCAGATATTTATACAAAGCTATAAAAACGCTAGACGAACAAACAGGTATATTATTGTTGCGCTATCGTGAAGACTAGGAAACAGATAGTTAAAAAACTTGACAAAGTATTTAGTGAATATATAAGAAAGCGAAATGCTAATATATTTGGTTTTGCTGAATGCTGTACCTGTGGCAAAAAAGATCATTATAAAAATTTACAATGCGGACACTTTATGAGCCGAAGGCATTATTCAACTAGATGGGATGAAACTAATTGCCAGGTACAATGCCCGGGATGTAATGTCTTTAAATATGGAGAACAATTTAAATTTGGCATATTTTTAAATAGGGAGTTTGGAGAGAACACCGCAGAGAATTTATACAGAGAAAGCAAAAAAATTGTAAAATATACAAATCCGGAGTTGATAGAACTAATAAATGTTTTTTCAAAAAAGATTGCAGAAGTAAAAAAGATTTCATAGCTTCACATTATTAAGTACTATATTTTTAGTTTATAGGAGTTCTTGATAAATTTCAGTTTTAGATTAAAGGGGGTTAATTTTTATTAGCCCTCTTTTTTGTTTGTTTTTTCAAATATTTTTTATATATTGCCATTAAAACAGATGACAGGGACACAAGATTTATTACGGATCAAAGACTTTGAGATTGAAGCATTAAGACAGGACAGAAAGGATATGCTTCAAAACATAGCTGCATTAATGCAAGAAAAAAAGAAACAGGCTAAAATGATTAAAGATTTACAACAGCGATTAGATGTTACGAAAGAAGCTCATTTTAAAGACTGGAATAATATAAATAACTAAAACTAAAAATTATGAATGATTTACCAACAAGTAATTGGAAAACAGGTCGCATTATTTCGTTAAATAATGATGGCGAATATAAAGGATTAAAAAAAATTAAGGTTAGTTTATCTAACGGAGATGACGTTACCTTTTTTCACCCACCCGAAAATCCTTTTAATAATGAGATCGGGGATAAAATAAGCTATATTATTTCTAACGAAAAATATAAAACTGCTAAATTAGTAGCAGAACCAGGGACCATTGCCTCATTTATTGCCGGAAATTATGATACGGGACAAAGTATATTACGACAGGTTGCTTTTAAAGGAGTGATTGAATTGTGCAAGGAGGATGTAATTGACGAGGTGGATATAGAAACGTACACGGATCGGTTTCACACTTTATTAAACCAAAAAAACAAAAATAACATATAAAAACAAATAATTATGAAAGTACAAGGACGATTAAAATTAGTAAGGAACACACAAGAGTTTAGTTCCAAATTTAGAAAAAGAGATTGCGTTATTGAGGTTCCAGACAAAGAAAATAAATTTACACAATATATCACGATTGAGTTTCTCCAGGACAAGGTTGCGTTGCTAGATAATTGGAAGGAAGGGGACGACGTAGAGATTAGCATTAATTTAAGAGGTCGAGAATGGGAGGACAAGAAAACAAATACTACTAAATATTTTAATAGCATTGTTGGATGGCAAATTAAAAGTGCAGAGCCTGTGAGTGTAGAGGATCACTTAAATACAGGGGACGATATGCCTTTTTAATATGAAAGCCTATTTGCAACAATTAGCTAAAGCGATTTTATTAGGAGTGCAGACAAGGACCAAACAACGGAGCAGACATAAAATGTTAAAAGGAAAAATTACTGACTAAAATTAGAGGGGAAAATAAATTTCCTCTCTTTTTTTTTTATTCAAAATTTTTTTATAATTTTATGCAAACTGAAATTATGCTAGTAAAATACTCTTCGCTTAAACACAAATTAAACTTAATAAGAACAAACCAAATAAAAGAAAGTTACAAGGTCGGGATTGATGGAATAGACAAATACATTAGATTTAAGCCTTCTAATTTCAACATAATTTTAGGGCATAGTAATGTCGGCAAGACGACCTGTGTTTTATATTTAATGCTTTTATATAGCAGAAGACTAGGCGTTAAATGGCTTGTTTTTTCAAGCGAAAACGAACCACATTCAATAGTTAGAAAGCTGTTAGAGTTTCAATGTTTAAAACCATTAAATAAATTAACAGAAGAAGAGTTTGACAAAAACATAAAATTTATTGAGGATAGATTTAAAATATTAGACACAAGTAGATTATTTAATTACAGACAAATAATAGAATTGGCAACATCATTGAAACAGGCGTGGGATTATCAAGGGCTACTAATAGACCCTTATAATTCATTAGTCAAAGATCCGGAGCTTGTGCGAGGAATAGGAGGGCACGAATATGATTACCAGGCTTGTACAGAAATGCGAATTTTCTGCAAAAGCAATAAGGTTTCTATTTGGTTAAATACCCACGCTAATACTAATGCTTTACGTATGAAACATCCAATAGGTCACGAGTATGCGGGACATCCGATTGTGCCCCTTGCTAGTGACGTAGAGGGGGGCGGCAAGTTTGTAAACAGAGCAGACGATTTTATTTGTATACATAGATATTTACAACACGAAACCGAGTGGATGGTTTCAATGATACACGTTAGAAAAATTAAAGAGATAGAAACAGGAGGGCAACCTACTCCATTAGACGACCCAATTAAAATGAGGTCAATGCCTGGAAACGTCGGCTTTTCAATTAACGGAGAAAAAATGTTAGATACAGAATTAAAGGATAAACACGATTTACCTTTTTAAAAAAAATGAAAACGAGCAATAAAAACAACGTAAAATGTTTAGAGTAAATTTAAGCTTGATACAGGGCTTATTATGTGGTCTTATATTTTACGAAACACCAGAATACGAAAAGGCTTTCAGGGACGATTGGTACGATGAGATAATGGTTGCTTTATTTATAGTTGCGATACGTTTTCAATGGAGATAGATATTTTGCAAATATTAAGTATCCAGCACAATAAATGGCTGGGAATGGCGAGGTCTTTTGGCGGAGGGGTTGAAAGTGAGGACTTGGTGCAAGATATGTACATAAAAATTTTTAATTGGAAAGGAAAATACAATAAGGTTTTAATGTATAATGAAACAGAGGTTAACCAATATTTTGTGTTTCTAACGATCAGGCATTTATTTTTAGATAGAAAAAGAAAAGAAAAAAGAAGGCGAGAAGCGTTATTAAAGCATAGAACTGAAACAAGTAGTCAAATTGACTTATATTTTGACCAACTAGAAATTATAAATAAAGAGATTGATTCCTGGCATAGGTATGACCGACTAGTATATATTTTGCTTTTCCAATTAGGCAAATCAATGTTACAGGTATCAAGGGAAAGCGGAATAAATTACTATTCGATTTATAGAACCGCAAAGAAAATTAAAAAATTAATTAATAAAAAACTTGACATATGATTATTACTAAAATTCCAGAGGAACTAAAACAAGAAGTTTGGAGAGAATTACAAACCAGAGAATTAGGAAACAGAGGCAAAGCCGATGGTTCTAAACAAGATCAGCTTACAGGAATGCTTGGCGAAATAATGGTAAAGCAGCTGTTTAAAATCAAACACGAATGGTCAGACGGATTTGATGGAGGCTATGATTTAAAATTAGGCGATTTAAAATTTGATGTTAAAACAATGCTTCGTAAAGTAGACCCAGAACCTGACTACGTTTTTAATGTATTAGAGTTTCAAAAGGATTTAGATAGCGATGCTTATATTTTCTGCTCTATAAACAAACGTACTTCAATGCTATGGGTTTGCGGATGGATCAGTAAAGAGGAATTTTTTAAAAAAGCAGAAAAATTTGAAAAGGGAAAAAAGAGAGAGCGAAAGGATGGGTCAAAAATGAAATTAAAAGCTAATAATTTTGAAATAAAAATAAAAGAACTTAATCCAATTCAACCTTTATTACAAGATTATGTAGTTGGGAAATTATGCGATTAGGAGATTTAATATTTTATATTACAAAGTATACTGGCATTCGCTGGGTCTGGAAAAAAATAAACCCAGACTGCGAGTGCGATGAAAGACGAAATAATTGGAATGACATAAAAATTGACAGATGGACGAAGAGGAATTAAAAACCTGGTCAGAGTTCAGGTCTGTAAAAAAAGGCAGTATAACGAATAAAGAATTTAAGTTAATTTGTTTTTTACATTCTAAATATTATAACCACAAATATCACGAACCCTGCAGTTGTAGGCCAACAGAAATTAAACAATGGATCGGGGACTTGAATTTACTCTACGATGAATATAAAAAAGACCAATGAGTTTGAGAAGGTTTTTTGCAAAATTCTAAATGAGTTTAACGGATGGCAGCTTAAATGGGTGGGGGACAAAAATTTATGTTATGATCTTAAAGGTATAACACCGAAGGGCAGAAAATGTGTTATTGAATTAAAATTTCGCAAGAAGTATTACAAAGCTAAAATGATTGAGAAATACAAATACGATAGATTAATGAAATTAGACAAAGACATAGTTAAAATTTATTTTGTAAGTGATCCCGGAGGAAGTTATTATTTTTGGTTAGACAAATTAACTGATCTAAAAATAATTGAAAAGGATTGCCCCACGACTACTTATTGGAATGACGATAAAATAAAAAAAAATGTATATTTGTTAGATGAAGACCTAGCAAGTGTAATTCATAAAACTGATAATAAAACAAGAATAATAAACAAATATAATTGGTATGACAAGAAAAATAGAAAACCTAAAAGATCTTGAAATATGGACTGACCTAGAGTTCATAGCTTCAATAATAAAACAGAGCGTTGATAAAAAAGAAACAAAAATTAACACACAGATGGCAGATGCTATTGGGAGGCTGTTTTTTTACTTCCACGAATCCAGGAATAACGTTAGATTATACAAAGAAGCCGTTTCTGATTATCGGTTAAAGAAAAACAGAGCGGTTGAAAGAGCGAGAAAAGCAGAAAAATCCAACGACGAATTACGAAAATCTGTAAAAAAATTACAACTATTTGCTTGAAGGGATTAGAAAAATAATAAAAATAATTTGATAATTGCTTTTTTATTCGGAAACTTATTCGGATATTTGATTTATCAAAGAAAGGATGCTCACTAACGGAAACGGCGGGAGCATTAAAAAGAAAGAGCCAGGGCTTATGGCTAAAAATCCTCCGAAAATCCTTCCTCTGATAATTTAAAAAGAAAATTAACTAAAACTTTAATAATGAAAAAAAGAAATCGAATAACAAAACTTACGGAAGAGATAATAGTTTTAACTGCTCTCTTTCATAACACAGAATTAGACATTCTTGAAAAATATACAATATTATCAAGGTTGCTACAGGAAAAAAGAGAGGAAAGAAAAACACTGGTTAACGTAAGGCACCAAGTCCTTAACAAGTATTTTAATAGTATATAATAATTATAGCGGGGGGGGTGCACATCCCTCCCTGGCTATTAAAAAAAACTAAAATGGGATTTAACAAATATAATTTTATAGGAGATTTAAACGAAACAATACGAGAACAATCCGACGATGGATCAATCGAGGGGCCAGATGACATTGACGAATTAGTCTGCCAAGAAATAGACAGAGAATGTATTTACTATGTCCATTGTGTTGAGATTATAAAGGAGCTACAGCTTTGGAGCTGGGAGGACAACGAAAAATCAGTTCAGGCGGTAGCATTTAATGGTCTGCTAGATTATGCCCGGGAGGAGCTAGATATATTTATTTCATTTGATGAGTTAAAAAAAAGGAATGACAATTAAATTATTGGATGGAAAGGTTTATAAAAAAAGGGAGATCCTCCAGAAAATGGAGGACGACTCTTTTTATTATGGCGAATTAAATAAACTCGCTTTATCCTCTAGCTCATTAAAGCTGTTGACAGAGTCGGCTAAAAAGTATTATTATGTAAAAAAGTATGGAGGAAAGCAAACGGCGGCGATGCAGTCCGGATGGCTATTGCATACCTTAATCCTGGAACCTGAAAAATGGGACAAATTCCAATGGATTGATTGCTCTACCAAGGCGACTAAAAAATTTAAGGAAGCGAAAATGGAAAATGAATTTACCTTTACAATAAAACAGAAGGATGAAACAGAGAGATTGGCAGATGCGATATTAAAAAACGAATTTGCTTTAAAATGTCTTTCAAACGCACAACACGAGGTGCCGGTTATTGGTTCGGTTATGGGAATGCCTTTTAGAGGCAAGGCAGATATATTAAGCGAGGACGGCATATGTGATTTGAAGACTTGCCAAAATATAAAGGGCTTTAAATATAGTGCGGATGCTTTTGGATATGACATACAAGTTTATTTATATTGCCAATTATTTGGATTTAATTATTACGATTTTAAATTCCTGGTTATTGACAAAGGGTCTTTGGATGTGGGGATTTTTGAGGTCAGCGAGGAATTCTATTTAAATGGAAAAAACAAAGTAAAACTTGCTATTAATCGATATCTCGATTTTTTTCATAAAAAAACAGATGACGAAATAGAAAGCGATTTAAATAATTATATTATAACAGAAATATTATGACAACAAAAACAATTATAAAAAAGTTTGAAAGAGCTATAAAACATAAGGTTTTACAGAAATCAAGAGAACAAAAGATCATAGCAGCTAGAGCGGCTATTTTCTATTATCTTATTAAATATGAAGGTTTAAGTATGACGGAGGCAAGGAGTGAGTTTTCTCTAGCTATTTTATCTGATAACAAAGGGAATGAATACGAGGCCCCAACTGAAGCGACTATATTAAATTCTATTAGAAATTATGAAGTCTACAGAGAGAAATATTTAATGCTGGACGATGCTATTCGGAGTTTAGCAGTAAAGAGTAAAAACGAAAAGGTTAGAATTAACTGCATAGCAGATATTCTGAAAAACAAAGCACATAAATTAGACGACCATTTAGTGGATCATTTATTTAACGAATTAAGCCAGTGTTTAGATTATAAAGTAAACATCAAAATATGATACATAAAGTTAATCCAAACTCATTAAAAGAAAATCCAGAAAATCCAAGGTATATTACAAAAGATAAATTTGCTAAATTAGTAAATAGCATTAAAGAGTTCCCGGAGATGTTAAGGCTTCGCCCTATCATAGTAGACCAAGACAACATAATTTTAGGCGGCAATATGCGATATAAAGCTGCAATAGAATTAGGACTGAAAGAGGTTTATATAATGAAAGCTGACGGACTAACTGATGAGCAAAAACAAGAGTTTATCATTAAGGATAATACGGCTTTTGGTTCGTGGGACTGGGATGCTTTAGGCAACGGATGGGATTTAGATACTTTAACGGACTGGGGATTGGATCCTCTTATAGATGAGGACGACATAGAAGAGAATAATAACCCGGATAATATGAATACGGAGAATATTTTTGCTACTGAATTAGATAGACAAAGTAATTATCTAGTCTTAAAATTTAATACAGATATAGACTGGCTTCAAGCTAAAACCCTGTTCGGATTAAAAACAGAAACAGGGCGGAGAGCAAATGGCAAAGACTGGTCTAAAGGAATCGGCAGAGTTCTGGACGGCGTAAAGGCGATAAAGAAATTACAAGACAAATGAGAATTAAATATTTTGCCCCTTCTTACAAAAGAGCTGAAAAGTCATCAACACAAAAACTATACCCTTTTATTAAATTAGTGGTCAAAGAATCCGAAGCGAAGGAATATAAAAAGAACGGAAACGAAATTGTGGTCTGTCCCGATAATATACAAGGGAATTTATGCAGAGTACGGAATTGGATAATAGATAACCTATACGAGGATGCAGATTGTATTATTATAGTTGACGATGATTGTAACGGCATTGGAAGGTGGCAAGACCAAACTCATTATAAGTTTAATTCTCAAGAGTTACAAGAGCATTGTGAAGAGTGGGCTAATTTATGTTTTGAATTTGGTTTTAAATTTTGGGGTTTGAATTGTCTGCCAGATAAAGGAGCTTACAGGGAGTACACACCCTTCGGAACTTTGCAATATATAGGCGGACCTTTTCAAGCTCATTTAAAATCCAGCGAAATTCGTTACGATGAGGCGTTACCATTAAAGGAGGATTACGATATAACCCTCCAGCACATTTTAAAATATGGCGGAGCATTAAGAATAAATTTCGCTAATTATAATGTTAAACAAGCAGAACAAGAAGGAGGTTGCTCAAGTTACAGAAACCTTGATTTTGAAAGACGGCAATTTTTTGATCTGCAAAAAAAATGGGGAAAGGATATTATTAAAAGAGATAAAGGAAGTAAAAAGAGCTTCGACTTTAACCCTATAATTAAAATACCAATACAAGGAGTATGACGAACAAAACCGAACACCATAAAAAAGGACTGATTGAAGCATTAGAAAAATCGCTGGGAGTTGTTACGATAGCCTGTAGAGTTTCTGGCGTCGGAAGGACAACTTATTACGAGTGGTACAATGAGGATAAAGAATTTAGAATTGCAGTTGATGACATAAAGAATGTAGCTTTAGATTTTGCCGAAACTCAATTACATACTCAAATCCGAGCTAATTCTACAGCAGCTACTATCTTTTATTTAAAAACACAAGGCAAAGGCAGAGGATATATTGAACGACAAGAATTTACAGGCGTTGAAGGTATGCCGTCAACCTTTAAAATTGAAATCATTGACCGAAGCGACGATACAAACGAATAGAGTCTACAGGGATTTAATTCAGTCAAATAAAAAAATCATAGTTCAACAGGGGGGTACCAGGTCTGGAAAAACCTATAATATACTTATTTGGCTAATCTTTTATTATGCAATAAAAAATACCGGTAAAACAATAACGATTTGTCGCAAAACATTTCCGGCTGTAAGGGGAACGGTACTGCGGGACTTTATAGAGATATTACAAAAGAACCATATTTATATTGAAGAGCACCATCACAAGAGCGCAAGCGAATACTATTTTAATGGCAATAGATTTGAATTTATTTCTATTGACCAACCAACAAGAATTAGAGGAAGGAAAAGAGATATACTTTTTATTAATGAGGCTAACGAATTGGATTTTGAAAGTTGGCAACAATTAATATTTAGAACAGCGGGACAAATAATTTTAGATTATAACCCCTCCGAAGAGTTCCACTGGATTTATGACAAGGTTCTGCCCCGGGAGGATTGTGCTTTTTTTCAAACTACCTATAAAGATAACCCATTTTTACCATTAACATTAATTAAGGAGATTGAAAGGCTAAAAGAGATTGACGAAAATTATTGGCGTATCTACGGATTAGGAGAAAGGGGACAGAATAGAAGTTTAGTTTTTGATTTTAAAACAATAAAAGAAATACCACCCTCTGCAAAATTAGTTGGTTTAGGTTTAGACTTTGGCTTTAGTAATGATCCTTCCGCATTAGTCCAAACTTATTTAATTGGCGATAACCTCTATTTTAGAGAATTAATTTACAGAACGGGAATGACTAACCAGGACATAGGGAATGAATTAAAACGGCTAGGAATGGACAGGAGGGACGAAATCTGGTGTGATAGCGCAGAACCAAAAAGCGTAGAGGAATTGCACAGAATGGGATATAACACAAAGTCTGTAAAAAAAGGGAGCATTAATATTAGTATTGATTTAATAAAAAGATATATAATAAATGTAACGGAAGACTCATTAAATTTAATAAAGGAGTTAAGAAATTATAAATTTATTGAAGACAAAAATGGCAATCTAACTAATAAACCCCTGGATGCTTTTAATCATTGTACAGATGCGATGAGATATAGCGTTATACAGAGATTATCACGTCCAAATTACGGCTCTTATGCTGTAAGATAAAAAAAAATTCAAATTATTTACTCGAAGGGAACTAAACTTTTTTGAAAGTTTTTTCATAAATGCTTGTGGCAAACGTAAATAGGTGTTATATTTAACTATAATTAATAATCAAAAAAAAATAAAATGAAAAGAGGAGATAAATTTAAAAGAACATTTACCACTAGATTTGGAAAAGAAATTACAGAAATTATAATTATTGTATGTATCTCTGGAAATAATATTCTTATGGATAATGGACAAACTTTTCACAAAACACAATTAATTTAAAAAAAAATAAAATGACTTACTTAATATCTACCGACTACAACCCAAACGAAAAGTATTATATAGCAACTTTCGGAGGGGATTACGATTACCAAGTAACAGCGAAAACTCACGCTGAATTAATGAGTAAAATTAATAATGAATTGAAATGAAAACAAAAGAAATCAACCAAAAATTAGTACTAGAAAATTTTGAATTGCTATGCGATTTACAATATGCTAGAAAAGCAGACACACCATTTGAGTCTATGAGAGTTGCCGGGAGCGTGAGTTTCGGGGAATTGGATTTAGACCAAGCTCGTGCCGTAAGGTCTTTATCCTTTATTAAAATAGAGGATGACGAGTTTACTTTTTTTGATAATATTTTTCCAGACCAAAAATATATCTCTGAAACATTTAAAGAATTTAAAATGGCAGATGACAATGAAAATGAATTAATTTATTTATTGGTAATAGCAAACACTATCTGGAGCAAAGAAAAATTTAGAATTACCAAAACCAGAATGTTTTTAGTAAACAATGAGGGCTACAATTATAGTAGATATACTAAAGAGCTTACAGGTTACCAATTAGGAGATCGCAATTTTAAAACAACTAAAAAATGCAAGGAAGGATGGGAAAAATAGAAACCAACCAAATTAAAAATTGTAAAATAATTTTGATAAGTCAAAAGAATTCATTAGATTTAACTATTAATCTAAAACTTTAATAATGAAAACAAAAATAGCATTTACATTATCAGAATTAAAATTAATTTATTCAATGATGGAGCTTATAGAATATTCTGACGATAGTCCTTTAGTAAAAAGGAACAGAGCTGAAAGAATTCAAAAGAAAATTAAAGCTCAATATCATATTCAAATTAAAGCTGAAAGCAAACTTATTAAATCACTCCAATTTATTAACCCTAAAGAAAGCAAAAAACTAGCAAAAGAATTAGAGGCTGATAAAAAATTTGAAAAAAATTTAGAACTCTACAAAGATTTTATATAATGAAAAATAAAGAAAACAAAAACACTAGAGGATCCCACCATTACAATTATGCTTACGCTAAATTGTCTGGAAAGCTACAAGCTCAAATTCAAATGGCAATGCCAAAAGAATGTGCAGAGGCGGCTATTAAAACCCTGGATGAAATAGACAAGTTAAACTTACAAATGGTGGTGTCATTAGTAGAACACGAATTTACATTAAAAGATTGAAACTATGTATATAAGAGAAACAGATATATTTAGAATGAGTACAAAACAATTACACAGCGAAGCGGCAGAGTGCATAAAGTTATTAGGTCGCTTAAATGACGAGATAATTTCTAGACTAGAAAATAAATTACAAGAGAAATTAAAACGACAACAATGGGATCAATAAGAAAATTAATTAAAAGGCTTTTTAATATTGAGCTGGAGGATTTATTAATTGGTTTATGCTTAATGATAATATTATTTTTTCTGTCTTTATTCTTTTTAAAGTTGGAGTATATAATAGACCAGGTTTTATGAAAACAGGAAAAGTAATCGGACAATATACAGATGAGAAATTAAAACGACTATCTAGCCATACAGATATCCTCTTCCGGGACCATTGCCTTAATCGGGTAAAACAATGCGACAGATTAATGGTTGTATTTAGAAAAACGAATGGGACTAAATATCGCATATTTATGGAGAACAAAAATTATTATTTATCCTCCTTAATTAATAAAATAAAATGTATGTAATGAAAATAGAAATAAACAAATCAGACAGAGATTATTTATATTGGCTTTTAAGAACAGAGGCGTATAACACAGGTAGTAGGTCAGAAGACAAAAAATCTATAAGAGAACTAGCAAATAAATTTAGAAAATGAGAATAAAAAAAATAGTAAAATTTTATAACGAAACCTCTCCGGTTGAAAAGGTGCAGCTCTTGTGGATGATGGCAGACCAGATAATGATACCAATTAAAAAAGAGGATGGCACCCATTGTTTAGAATTAGACAAGGAGGTTCCGGTCTGTATGAATGGGAGTCTTTATCAATTCAATACAGAAGAGTTATTTACGGAAGAGAAAGACAAGAAAAAAAATTCATCTTGATATATTTGCAGTATTGCATTTAGTTTTCATTTTTAGAAGGGCGAGAAATTCTCGCTCTTTTTTTTTGTAACTTGTCGAAAATTAATTCACTAAAAACGTTAAATATAATATATGAAGGAAGTAACAGCAATAATGCCTAGAAGCCTGAAGGATATAACTTTAGGTCAATACCAAAGATACGAGGCCATCCTGGAGGATAACAAAGGAGCAGAACAAGAAAGATTTGTACAATTAAAAATGGTCGAGATTTTTTGTGGCATTAGTTATGAGGAAGCCACTCAATTACGATTAGTAGATTTTGCTGCTATAGTGTCGGGGCTATATGATGTTTTAATAGCGAAGCCTGATCTAGTCCAGAGCTTTAAATTAGCGGACACAGAGTTTGGCTTTATTCCGGACCTTGAAAATATGAGGTTCGGCGAGTATGTAGACCTAGAGGGGTGCATTGGTAATATGCAAGAGATTCACAAAGCGATGGCAGTTTTATATCGACCAATAAAACAAAGGATAAAAAAGAAATATATTTTACACGATTATGATGGAGAATTTTACCACGAGATTATGAAGTCGATGCCGATGGATGCAGTAACAAGTTCAATGCTTTTTTTTTGGCGTTTAGGGATAGATTGCTTGACCGCTATTCTGAAATCTTCGGACAAGAAAGCGGAGGCGATGGAATTGCTACAAACACAGATTCTTTTGCCTCAAAATGGGGATGGTACTCTAGCATTTACCAGCTCTCTGGCAACGATATTACAAGATTTGACACAATTACGAAAATGGGAGTAAACCAATGTCTGACTAATTTGGCTTTCTTAAAGGACAAGGCAGATTTAGAAAGGATGCACTATAATAGTATTAAAAATAAAAAATGAGCGTAAACGAAAATAAAGGATCACAGGCTTATATAAGTCTTTTAACAGATTTGTTCCTGGCGATAAAACCTAATAAATTAGTCAATACAATAACACAAGGAGATATAACAGAAGTTGATTTGGCAAAGTCGACAATGTTTCCTTTAGTGCATATGATAATCGGCAATGCTTCTTTTCAAAGTCAGGTAATCGACTTTGATGTTACAATTATGCTGATGGATATAGTACATAACGATGATATAGTAGCGTCATCAGCAATAAATGAATTGTATGCTGGGGACAACGAGATTTATGTTCTCAATTCAATGTTGAATGTAGGTAACCACATAATGGATTCTTTTAGTAGTGGAGTAAATAGGGACGGAAATAATTATATTAATATTTCAGAAGTTAATGCTGAACCATTTAGAGAACGATTTGAAAATAATTTAGCGGGTTGGAGTTTTAATTTTTCAGTAACCACGAGAAATAACATAGATAGATGTAACACTCCTTAATATGAAGCTAACGTATTTAAAGGAAGTGCTGAATATGTACGGCAAATATGTGGTCAAAACTGCAAAACGAAATCTAGTAAAAGACAAAAAAGACAATACCGGGGCTTTATATACGAGTATTAAGTATAAAATTAAAAAACATAAAGACACGCTCACGCTGATTATCTCAATGCTTGGTTACGGAACCTTTGTTGACAAGGGAGTTAAGGGCGCAGAGACGGCTCAAAAGGCTCCAAAGAGCCCATATAAGTTCGGTAAAGGAAACAAAAGCAGAGGAACATTACGAGGAGCTATTAATAAATGGGTCACTCAAAAAAAAGAATTAAAAAATATAAGAGATAAACAAGGGAGGTTTATACCTAGAAAGAGTTTACAGTTTTTAATTGTAAGGAGTATTTGGACTACAGGATTAAAAACAACTTTATTCTTTACCAAGCCATTAAAAAGAATAACCAAAAAAAATGACAAAAAAATAATGGAGGCTTTTATTAAAGATTTTGCGCAAGATTTAAAAAGGTCAATAATTAAAAATAAAAACATAAGTTAAAAAATGGCAATAGAAATGTACACAAGATCGCCCTGGTTTTATAAAATACAAGGAGCTGGAGCAGAGGTAACCGCAGAGTTAAAAATTAAAATAATAAGCGGGACAAAATCTGCTGTGTGGCCAGGGTCAGAAGACTACACATTAAGCGGGACAATGATTGATATTGGCGGAGGAACAAACCAAATCAATTTTGAAGTAGCAGAATTAATAAAGGATTATATAAAAACCGGATTCAACCCGACTGATGGAAGTTATACCCAAACGGCAGCTAATAATTTTGCAAATCTATGGGTAGATTTTAAGCACGAAACTTTCAATGCTGCCGGTGGAGTTGTAAATACGGTTACCTCTTTAGGGAATATGGCTTGGGGCGGTTTTCTGAATTATTCACAAGGTAGTCAGTCCAACCAAAGGGAAGCTCAAGCCAACATCCCGCTTCTAATGTCTAACAGGCATATTTTAATTCCTTATAACGAACAAGTCCGGGTTCCGGTGGATGTTAGAAATATAGACGAAATTACTTTTTGGTGCAATGGTCAATTAGTCGCAGAACATAATGGGGTTTCGGGTTTAACTCAAAGCGAGGATGCAGTTAAATATTATTTAGAAGGAAGCAACGAGGGGCGATGGGCTCAAAGAGTTTTAGCAGACGGCGGTACAATAGACCCGAATGTATGCACAGACCATTTGTTTTGTTGTAGCGATTCAAGTTGTATAACCGACATATATGTAGTAAAAAAAGATATAGCGACTCACATAAAAGTTGAACAGATTAGAGAGTATAAATATACTCCTTACAAAATTGTATTTATTAATCGGTATGGCGTTTTACAAGATTTATGGATGTTTAAGAAATCAATAACAGGCATAAAAACTACTGATAAATTATATAAAAGAAATTTAATTAAAAACGATGCGTGGGGATCCACTAGCGATTATGATTTAACAGAACATCAAATAAGAGTGCTTCAATTAAATGGAAGCGAAAGCTGGATAATGAACACAGGATTTTATCCAGAGGACAACAATGTAGTTTTCAAAGAATTATTATTATCTGAAAAAATATGGCTAGAAATAGATAGCGAGGACGACGGGAAAGGATTATACCCGGTTAATATTATAGAGTCGTCATTGAGTTTTAAAACTAATTTAAATGATAGGCTTATTAATTATGTTTTTAGTTTTAATGCGTCGTTTGATGCTATACAAAATATAAGATAAAGAATGCGAAATGTCGAACTATATATTGGGTCAACCAGAGTTGATTTTTTCAAAGATGAGGCAGTTACTTTGAGGGATTCGATTAATAATGTTAAAGATATTAGCAAGGTTTTTATCCCATTTACACAGACCTTTTCTCTTCCGGCTTCTGATACAAATAATTTATTATTTAAACATTATTATAAATTTGATATTGACGGAGGGTACGATGCGAGGTTCCGGGTCGATGCGATTTTAAAAATTAATGGCGTTGATTTTCAAACAGGAAGCATACAATTGAATAGTGTACAATTAAAACAAAATATTGCTCATAGCTATAGAGTTACATTTTTCGGAAAGACAGCTAAATTAAAAGAGGTATTGGGCAATGCTGAATTAGCTGCACTAACAGATTTATTCCAATATAGATTTTATGCCGAAACGGCTGGGGGTGGTACTGATGACTCCGGCAGAATGTTTGAAAAAGGCATAAGTACTTTTAATGTATTGGCGACAGGAGTTTCTGACGCTAATGTAATTTTACCAATGATAACCTTAACTGATTATTTTCAATATGACTCCTCCAGCACAATAACAACCCCTAATTTTTATGATGGTAATTTTTGGCTTGATTTAAAAAGCCAATTAAAACCAGCTATTAAATGTTTACGAGTAATTGAATGTATTAATAGCCAATTTGGTTTAGAGATTCAAACTGCTGATGTAGGAACTAAAACAAGTTTTTTTGGCAGTCAAGTATTTGACGAGCTGTATTTATGGTGTCATCGAGAAAAAACCCCTACAAGTCCAGCCGAAACCATACCGCCCAAATTTGGATTAAATTTTTCTAAACGCCTGGAGATTAAGGACTTAACAGACTTTGTTTATGTAGGAGGCGACCCGGATCCTATTGTTGCAGGAAAACTGCCGGTTGCTCAAGGAGATTCGGTTGACATTAGATGGGCGATGACAAAGACAACTCCCACTCCCTCCAGAGTTAAATTTGATGTTAGAGATCGAATAACAGGCGAGTTAATATATACTAATGAAAGGATGGTAACAAATGTGCCGGTGTCTGTTTATGCAAAAAATTTAACAAGTGGAACATTAGCAGAAAGGATTTACGATTTAGAATTTAAATTTACAATTCAGGAAGGTACTGCTACTTTTACTGCGGGAACAGCACAGATTATTACCAACTCCGCCCTCCTTGCTAATTATACAAATGTTTTATTCAGTTTAGAACCTTATGGATTAATTGAGGATTTAATCCCTAAAATGAAAATTCTTGATTTTCTAGCTGCATTATTTAAGACCTTTAATTTGGTTGCTTATACGGAAGGAACAAGCGAAACAATTTATGTTCAAACATACGATGACTTTATGTCTGGAGGCGTGACAAGAGATATAACAAAATTTATAGATGTAAACAAGCTGGATGTTAGCAGACCAATTCCTTTTAGTAATATTGAATTTGAATACGCTACTGCAAAAGACCAGATGAGCAAAAGATACATCAGCTCATTTAGTCAACAATTTGGAAACCTAGATTACTCTTCGCCTGAAAGGTACGAAGGAGGAAACTTTAAACAAAAAGTAAAATTTAGCCATATGATTTACATAAATATATGGGACACAAATAATTTAAATTTTACAGATTATCCAATGGGTTGGATGGTTGATGAACAAGCAAAAACACAAGTTCCGGCTCCCTTATTATTTTTTAGAAACGAAATTGACACAAGTGCTAATCCTGTTACTGCCACCTTGTTTAATAGTTATATAGCCCCTTCCAATGTGTCAACAGATAAAAACCATACCCTTCATTTTGGAGCCGAAGCAGATGAGATTACCCAGGCAGTAAATGCCAATGGATTGTTTAATAGATTTTACCAGCAATTTATTATTCAAAGTTTTAAATTAAAAGGGCGTATTATAAAAGTTGATGCATATTTAGATAATAATTTTTTGTTAAATTATCGACTGAACGACGTTATTAGAATAGCGGGAAGGGATTATTACATAAATTCAATAAGAACAAATTTAACAAGCGGCAAGAGTTCGCTTGAATTAATAGTTAAAACATTAGAATATTTGCCAAGCGTATTAGGTATTAACAACTTAATTCTGGAAAATGCTGACAATATGATTTTAGAGAATGGCGATAATATGATAGGACAATAAAAAAATTATGATAAAACAAATTATAGAAATATTACACGAGGTCGAAGCTGACACAGAAAACATAAGAATTGCGAAAGGAAAATATAAATTACCCGAAACAATAAAAGAAGGATACAAAGTCTTTAGGCAAGAATTGAAGTGGAAACTAAAAAGCGTAAATAATGGCTGATCAAGAGTATAATATTAAGTTTAACATTAAGTCCGGAAAAGCTGAAAAAGGACTTACTTCTATAAAAAAGAAAGCAACGGGAGCTGGGGCTGCGGCTGGAGGTGCTGGAGTAGCTGGAGCCACCGGGTTTTCAGCAATGAGAACAGCAGTTCTGGCTAATATTCCAGCTTTAGGGGCTTTAAAAACAGCGTTAATTTCTACAGGTGTTGGTGCTATTGTTGTAGCGATAGGATCCTTAATTGCTTTTTTAGCGATGGCGGCTAATAAAGCTAAAGAATTTGAAGGAGCTGTTGCGGGATTAAATGCTATTTCAGGTTCTACTGCAGAAGAGCTAGAGGTCTTAACAGACCAAGCAAAGGAATTAGGGAGCACAACAATATTTACGGCTTCGGAAGTTATACAATTACAAACAGAATTAGCGAAATTAGGATTTACTGCTAATCAACTAGGGGATGCTACCCCTTCAATTTTGTCTATGGCAGCGGCGTTGGATGTGTCACTTGCTGAAGCGGCTGAATTTGCTGGGTCAACTGTTCGAGCTTTTGGTTTAACCACGGCAGAAACAAAGCGAGTTGTGGATGTGATGGCGAAATCTGCGGTTACTTCAGCCCAGGATTTTAATACTTTAAGAGAATCCTTCAAATTAGCGGCTCCAATGTCGAGAGCTTTGGGCGTTACCATTGAGGAAACAGCGGGACTATTAGGCGTTCTGGCTAATAATGGTCTGAAAGGTTCTATTGCGGGGACAGGGTTGGCAAAGACTTTTATTCAATTAAACAAAAAAGGGATTTCACTTGACGAGGCTTTACAAAGGGTTGCAAGGTCTAGTGACCAACTTAATACGGCAGTTGATTTGGTTGGAATAGTAGGGGCGAAGTCTTTATTAACACTAGCGAATAATATACCAATGATTGCCGAATTAACAGAGTCAATGAATACGGCAGAAGGTGCGGCAGATAATTTAGCAAAAGTAAGATACGACTCATTAATTGGGGATCAAAAATCCTTATCGTCTGCTTGGGAGGGATTTTTATTAACCATTGAGGATGGAACGGGACCATTAAATAATATTAGAAGGATGTTGACGCAGGGGTTAACATTAGCAATTAGAGGGGTTACCTCTGCAGTTGAGTTTATGGGCTTTATGATCGGGGATATTTGGGAAACAAGTAAAATGTCTACAATAGCTGCGAAGAACATATTAGTTGGTGCTTTTAAAATAATGGGTTCGGGTATAGCGATTTTTGCAAATAATGCGATGTTAGCTATTGCTAAAATTCCAATTATCGGCAAAGCAGTAGATGAGGACAAGGTGCGAGAAAATATAGAAAAAGCCAAATTGTTATTACAAGAGGGTCAAACACAAATTGAGCAAGGAGTAACAAATACGCAACAGGCTTTTATGTTATCGAGAACAAGAATAGCCCGGTTTAATGTAGCACAAAAAGGTGCTGCAGAGAGAAGACAGGAAGAGAAAAACAGACAAGAATTAGAAATTCAATTAGACGAATATGAAGAGGAAGACAAAGAGGCGGAGGCGAAAAGATTAGAACAGCGAGAAAAAGACCTGGAGGCATTAAATAAGCTAGAAAAAAAATACAGACAATTAAATGAAGACGAGGACGACATCTCCAATGTCGAGAAGGTTGAAAGGAAAAGAGAAAGAGCTTTACTAGAATTAGATGCTTTAGTTTTATCTGAAACAGAAAAAGAGGAGGCGAAATTAGCAATAGAAGCATATTACAAGGAGTTAAGGGAAGAGGCGGTAATAACAGACGAGGAAGAGGCGAAGGCTAAAAAAGACCAGATAGAAACAGATGACCAGGCATACAGAGATAGAGTTGCACAAGCAGAGGAGAATTTAGAAAAAGTAAAAAGAGATCAGAGAAACGAAACCTTTGATGACGCTATTAGATTAGCTGGAGAGGAAAGCAAATTAGGCAAGGCTTTAATGATAGCAAAACAAATATTTGCTTTTAAAGACAAAATGCTTGGAAGGAAAAAAACCATAGCTTCTGCTCAAGAAAATTTAAAACAAGCGAAAGGCTCTGTTACAAAGGGGGGGGTTGATGCTGCTTCAGGAATACCAGCTACAGCTTCTATTGGGTTTCCTCAAAATATCCCAATGTTAATTGCTTACGCTGCACAGGCTATAGCTTTTATTGCGGCAGTAAAAGGAGCTTTTGGAAAATCTAAAAGAGCAGTTCAGGAGGTCGGAGGGAGTGTGGGAGCCGACCCCCAATTATCAGCTCCGAGTGTACCCACGGCTTCCATCCCAACCACGGCTGCGGTGTCGCCAATGACAACGGTTGGAAGTTCCGGAATGAACGCCATAGCAGAAGCCGTATCGGGTGCAAATCCTGTTCAGGCGTATGTGGTTAGCCAAGATGTTACCACAGCGCAGAGTTTAGAGAATAATATTATCTCCAGCGGATCAATAGGTTAGAGGTTTAATTGCAAAATAATTAATTAAAAGCGTTATAATAATATGAAAATAGTTGAATTAGTACTAGACGAGGAACAAGAAACCTACATTGAAGCCATATCGGTTGTAGAAACACCGGCAATAGAAATGGAGTTTTTAGCCTTAAAAGACCAAAAAAGATTTGAATTTAAACAGTTGGATGGGGACAAACAAATTTTGATCGGGCCGATTTTAATTCCGAACAAACCGATATTTAGAAAAACAGCAAAAGAGGAATACTATATTTATTTTTCAAGGGATACCGTGAGAAAAGCAAGTCAGCTATTTTTAAAACAAGACAACCATCACAACACAACACTAGAACATAATGAAAAGCTTACGGGATTACATCTGGTTGAAAGCTGGATCGTTGAAGACAAGGCTAACGACAAGTCTAATGTGTATGGAATGGACGTGCCAAAGGGTACTTGGATGGGTTCTATTAAAGTGGAGAATGACAAAATTTGGAATGACCACGTCAAAGCGGGAAAAGTTAAAGGCTTTTCTATTGAGGGCTACTTTGCAGATAGGGCTGAAGCAAGTAAGAAAAAAACGGAAGACGAAGAATTATTAAATAAAATAATTAATACACTAAAAGATTAATGCCATTACCAACTAAAAATCCAGGAGAGTCACAAACCGAGTTTATGACAAGATGCGTAAATGATCCGGTTATGACAGGAGAATATAAAACTAAAAGTCAACGAATAGCAATATGCTATAATCAAAGCCAGGAGAAATGAGCTTAAATACAGAGAGTAAATTTAGTTTATCGCTGAAGGAGATAGTCGGCT